TGCGGCACGAGCTGCCCGAGTCCGAACGGTTCTGCGCCCATGACGGCCAGGCCCTCGTCGAGATCGGCGTGGAAACGAGCGAACAGCTCGACGTGATTCCCGAGCAAGTGCGCGTCGTTCAGCACCAGCGGGTCAAGTACGCGTGCCCATGCTGCGATCTCGGCATCAAGGTCACGCTGGCGCCGACGCGCATCATTCCGCGCGGGCTGCTCACGGAATCCGCGCTGGCGTGGATCATCACTGGCAAGTACCAGTACGGCATGCCGCTGTATCGTCAGGCCACACTGCTGCGTCGCTTCGGCGGTGACATCTCGTCGAATACGCTGGCCGCCAGCGTGGTGCGGGTAGGTCTGGCCACGCAGCCGGTGATCAACCTGATGCGCGACGCGCTGCTCGAATCGAACTTGATCTACGGCGACGAAACCACGTTCCAGGTGCTGAAGGAACCAGGACGAAGGCCGCAGACGAAGAGTTACCTGTGGGCGCAGGTCAACGGCTCGGGGCCGTCCGTGCGGATGTTCTCCTACTCGCCCGGGCGCGGTGCTCAACATGCGCAGAAGCTGTATGCCGGTGTACAGCCCGGCACTGCGCTGATGACGGATGGCTACGAGCTCTATAACGGCATCGCCCACGATCACCAGCTCGTGCATCTCGGATGCTGGGCACACGTGCGCCGCGGCTTCATCAAGGCCGAGGAGTCGGTGCCGAAGGCGGCACGCTCACCGGATCTGCTGGCCACACGCTTCGTGGCACTGATCGGCAAGCTGTTCGCGGCCGAGGCGCGCAGCGCGAAGTGGGAGTCTGAACGTCGGCGACGGCTGCGCGCCCGGTACAGCGCCCGCGTGCTCGTCATCATCGAGCGCATGCTAATCGAGCATCTGCCGGGCGTCGTGCCGTCGAGTTTGCTCGGCAAGGCATTGCAGTACATGAACGGACAGTGGCCCAAGCTGGTCCGCTACGTCGAGAACGGCAACTGGCCGATCTCGAACAACCTGTGCGAGAACGCGATAAGGCCGTTCGTCGTCGGCCGAAAGGGCTGGCTGTTCTCTGATACGGTCGCCGGTGCGCAGGCCAGTGCCAACCTGTACTCCCTCGTCGAGACGTGCAAGGCGAACGGCATCGAGCCGTATCGCTATCTGGTCTGGCTGTTCACCAGGTTGCCGCTCGCTGCAACCGCCGACGACTACGCCGATCTCATGCCTTGGAGAATGTCTGCTGGCCTCAACCGCTGAGGGGCGTCGTTAAAAGACCGCGTACAAAGCAACTTTTCTGCAGATAGTAAAACCGGGCCGCACGCTGAATGTCCGTGAGCGTTGCCGGATCCGTCTGTTTCAGCCACTCGAACACCTGCCGGCTCGTCAGCGCCCATTTGAACTGCCGAACGAACTCCTCGAGGTGGTGCTGCACGACGCGATACAGGTTGATCAGTTCGCCGTTGACGTCGTTGATCACCTCCACCTTTGCCGGTGGCCTGAGGAAATACAGCGCGGCGCCGCCCGCAAACACCTCGACGTAACACTCATGAGCGGGGAAGCGCGCGAGAAGATGTTCCGCGAGGCGGCGCTTGCCGCCGATCCACGGAATGATAGGAAGGGCCATCTGTGACAAACCTCTGTTTCTGAGCATTGGTAAAATCAGCCCGCCTCCCGGGAGGTGGCAGGGCCTCGGCCTGTCACTGGCACGCTCAGTGATGGGTGGCCACATCGGTGCTGCTACACCGATGCTGGTCGCCCTGTCTTACTACTCGTGATTCTGTTACCGATTGCCGCAACCGGGCGTTGCCGTCCGAATCGCGCACACATACGCCTGAAGCGCCCTCAATTTGTCGATTTCTCGCTGGTCGTCACCGGCGACGGTGAAAGCGCGTTCCGCAGTCGCTCCGTCGAGGTCTGCAATGGCGGCGGCACCATCGCCCATGCTGGCGGCGCCGGAAGCTCGGGGCACGTCGTCGGAACCGGTTGCAGAACAGTTGCGGACGGCGATGCGCAGCCGGTCAGTGCCAGCAGCCAAAGCAGCACAAGCATTCCGATTCTCAGTTTCATGAGCCATTCTCTCCTTGGTCATTTGGGCATCAACGGCGGCCACCCGTGACGCGGCGGCGTCGTGTGCATCCGACGCCAGTCGCTCGGCATCAAGCGCCGCACGGGAGATCGCGAGCAGGTCCTCCGCATGATGCTGCGCGTCGCCTGCCCGGCCGGCTCGCTCCAAGGCCAGGTTGCGAGCGTCGAACACGTGCGCCCCATATGCACCAGCGCCCGCCGCTACTCCAGCGACTAGCAGATACACAACCCATTTCCGAAGCATCGTGCTCACTCCCTGCCGGCTCGCATCATTCCCGCGAGCCGATCCGCACGCGCTCCAACCTGCCGCGCCCACTTCGAAGCCAGCATGCCCGCGGCGGCGACGGCGTAGTCGCCACGCTCCATCGCGCCGAGCGTGTTCTTGAACGTCAATAGCTTGGCGCCGAGGTTGAACGCCATGTTGACGACCACCCGCTGCCGGACTGGATCGAGCCTGCACCACCAAGGCAACTCGGCATCCAGCCAGGCCACCGCGCTCGCGACGTCGTGAGTCAGCAGCAGATCGCACTCGTCATCGCTGATGCCGACGTCCGTCAGGTTCCGCCCCACCCCGATCGTGATCTTGCCGACCGTGTCGACATAGGGCTTCAGCCGCCGCCCCTCGTCCCGCGTCAGCTCCCGAATCAGCGCTGCTTCATCGAACGTGTTCATGCTTCTTTCCTCGCTTCCACCAGTACACTTTCCGAGCCAAAGCCCAAACGATCACGATCGACATGCCGATCAGCATCGTCGTCTCCGGCGTATCGATCAGTTCCGGGCTCCGGATGGGTTTGATCAAGTTGACCATCGCGGACATGCCCACGATCGCGAAGCCGAGCGTGCCCCACACGCCGGTGTTGATCTCGTCGCTCAGCGCGATCCAGGCGCAGAACATCAGCACGACGAGATTCGTCGCCACAAAAATCGGAATCATGCTCACTCCTCCCTTCCGAAGAATCGCCGCTTGAACGCCCCGATCAGATCGGCGTTGTTGATTTCCTTGAACAGTTCCTTGGCGATGGCCAGCCCGAACAGGCCCACCGCGAAGCCGACGCCCATCTTTTGCGAGTCCTCGGTCGCATGCGCGAACCAGACGACAAGCGGCCCGATGTAGTACGCCGTCACGACACCGGCCGCGAACGAGACGGCTCGTTGCTTCCAGCCCAGCCCATCGCCGACGAACCACAGCGACACCAGGGAACCCAGCGCCCCCCGGGAACACCTTCACCAAAATTGCGCCGATACCCGCCGCGACGCTCGTGGTCGGTTCAGCCATAGTTCCCCCGGCACATCGGCGTAATCAGTCCATCCATTGCGCACCTCGAAAAAAGAAAGGCCGCCACGGTTACCGTGAGCGGCCTGTAGATAACAGCGCGCGACGCGTTACTTCGGCGCCGGCACCACCAGGTTGATTTTCTTGACCGGCTTCTTCCGGTGCCTGACCTTCGCTTTCCCCTTGTTCCCTCCGTTCAACGTGACGACCGTGAGCCAGCCGCGCGAGGCATAGGTGTGCTCGACCGATTCGATCAGGAACGCTCCATCCACACCCGCCTTGAAGCCCTGCAGGGCGATGGTCTTTTCCGCAGACAGATCCGCCCGCCCCCGCATCGTCAGCCTGCTCGACGACGTATGCCGATTGAGCGTCGCCAACCTCGAGGTAGCGCCGGCCTTGGCGGCCTCCTGGCTTGAGAACGGATGGCGTTCGGTATGGACCGCCGAAGCGCCCGGCGGCGCATCTGGGTTCGGGATCGTGAGATCGATCTTCTTGCCCGATTTCCGGTCATGCACCTTGGTGCGGACGGCGGCGAAGCTCGCGCGATCAGGAAAATTGATGTCATAGTCGATCAGTGCGTCAGGCGTGAGCGTGGTGACCGGAGCGGTTTGCCGCTCGCGCTGCGCCCTCCTCCGCGTGGCAGCACGATCAGCTTGCCGGCCTTCACCGTCGCCGTCGCACCGTAGAGCCGCGCGACACGCGTGATGAAATGCAGATCGCTCTCGCCGAACTGGTCGATACGCGGCACGATCACATCGACATCGCACGCGGCCGACCAGCGGTTGGCGGATGTACGCGAAGCGGATCTCGTCGATGGTCGCTACGCGGTAATCGAGCTGGACCTTGTCGACGAACCGGGAAACGGCCGACTGGTCGAGATCCAAATGCTCGGCGATCTGCTGCTGAGTCGGCATGAATATGACCCCCTAGGGAGACTCGTCAGTAGAGAAAAATCGCGGGTGCGCGACCCCGCGTGCTGCGATGCCTTGGGGGCCCCCGCCCGCTCGGGACGCGCACTGGGTGGACACCGCGAGACACGAGAGCAGCCATTGCGCTCGATCCAATCGTCATATCGACCCGACCAGTACCATCGACATCGAACACGCCGAACCGCACCCGTCCCCCATAAAGCATGAAGCCCGGAGCGCTCTCGCACTCCGGGCTTCTGGCCGTTTCCGCTCACCCTTCAGCTAACTTTATTTGCAATACGTTAGCTATATGCTAACATTCGATCATGTACTCAGTCGAGTTCACTAAGCAAGCAGCGCAGGCCCTCAAGGCGATGCCCCGCGACGTGGCGATGAGGATCCGCTCGAAGATCGACGCTCTCGCCGTCGATCCTTACGCACCGAATCCGAACGCGAAGAAGCTCACGGGCATCGAAGGCTACCGGCTCCGAGTCGGCGACTGGCGCGTGCTTTATGAAATCGAGGACGACCGCATCGTGATCGTCGTGCTCGCGATCAAGCCCCGTGGAGGTGCCTACAAATGACCAAGGTTCAATTCATCGAGCGAGACGGCCAGCCTGCGTTCGCTGTCGTACCAATCGAAGTTTGGGACCGCGTGAAGCATCTCGTCGAAGACCTTGAGGACGAAGCCCAGTTTGCTCAAGCCAAGGCACAAGACGATGGCGAGCGGATCCCGGCCGCCGTCCTCGATGCAGAACTGGCCGGCGACCATCCCGTGCGTGCCTGGCGGAACCATCGGCGGCTCACGCAAGACGCGCTCGCGACGGCAGCCGGTATCAGCAAGCCGTACCTCAGTCAGATCGAAACACGGCAGCGCGTCGGAACTACAGACGCATTGGTGAAGATCGCTCACGCATTGAACGTGTCCATTGCCGTGCTCATCGAGCCCACGGCCGAGAAGAAATGACACGTATCGATTGCCGTCCCCGCATCGGCTCGATCCGCTAGAGCCCAACACGAAAAAAGCCCCGAGGGCCAACGCACTCAGGGCTTCATATTCATTTCGTAAGGGCGAACGCCCTCCCAACAAATCCCGGCAAGCTTGAAAAATTATTCGTCGCGGCGCTCCCGCGATGCTCTACGCCTGCCGGGCGAGGGTTGCGACACGAGTGTACGGTCGCTCACAAATCGATATCCAGTCACGCAGCAAAGGATAGACGCAGTGTAAGCGATCCACTCTTGAGGAATGTGCTTCAAGCCCGCAGCTGCTGACGCATTGTGTCGCACACCGACGAGAACGCGTTATCGAGCAGCGCCAGCATGTCATGGAAACGCCATGACCAATTGCGCCGATATTCGACGAGCGGCAGGCCGAGCGCCTGGGCACGCGCAGCATCGTCGATGGGACGTCGGCCCGATCCGCCACACTCAGGGCAAATGCATCGCCCTGCTCGGCGGACGACGCCTTGGCCTTCACAATTCCGGCACCGGTCATTGGTCCATTCGTCGATCAATCGCCGGGCGAAGCGTTCGATGATGTCAGCGTTCGCGCGCTCGACACAATGTCCTGCGCGTAGCTCGCGCCGTTCGTCACGCGTCAGGCCCGTGAACTTACCGCGACGAAAGCGCCTCGTCGTTCGCATCATCTGAGCGACGAGCAACGTCGCTCGCCGCAGCATCGCGGGCGTCGCCTGCTGTCCCGCCTTGATGCGAACCAGCAATCGACCCAGCTCGTTCGCAAAGGCCAACGCGCCCAAAGTAACTTTCGGATCGGCAGTCGAATCGCTGAACTGCCCTCGGGCATTCATCGCCACCCCGGCCCGTTCGATGACGTCAATCATTTCATTTCTCCTTGTCGTCCCGCCGTCCCATATCGGTAAGAACAAAAAAATGAGTGTGTGCTCGCGCGACATGCCCCCATGTCGCGCATGTCGCGGGCACGCTATGGTCGACGAAAAGCGCGGCGTCCCATGGGACGTGGGACGGCGGGACAGGTCTGCGGCGCGCCATCTAGCGAGCGTTGGCGCGCCGTCTCCGGTGTTTGATCAAAGCGCTGCATCATCACCTCCGGCGGGCACACCAACACGATCGGCCGCAAAGCGTCGCAATGACGTCTCGGCCGAGCGCGCGTAATACCATCGCCTCGCCCCCGTCGACTCCCGCTTCCGCGCCCAGCCGATCGCCTGCATCGCCTCCCCGATCCGGAATGGACGGCCGAGTTGGCAGCCAAGCATGCAGCCGATCAGGAGGCCGCGTGATGGTTCGCTCGGCCCTTTCCACCCCCTCCCCGCTGCCGCATACCCGGAAAAACGAACGACACCGCGCAGCGATGACACGCGCAAGCGTAGACAGCGCCGCTCACGCGG